TGAACGAATGCCACGGTTTTCACAACACCCGTGTCTTGCTCTAATGTAAACACCAACAGCAGGTGAATGTGTAAGACGCTCAATCTCACTAGCAATCATTTCTGTTAGTTCTTCTTGTAAGTGTCCGCGAGATGCAAGGTGTTGTGCAATTCGTGTGTACTTAGACAGTCCAATAAGATTCTCACCAGGCATACAGGCGATATAACAAATACCTGTTACGGGTTGGTGATGATGAGAACACATCGACTTAATATCAGAACGAACGACTATTAGTTGGTCATACTGCCCATCATTAGGAAATGATGTTACTTTAGGACTAGGATAATAACGACCACCCATAATTTCATTAATATACATCTTAGCAAGACGACGAGCAGTTCCATTACTATTAGGATCATCCTCAGTATCAATTACAAGACTCTGTAATACAGCCTCAAATTTTTCAGATACTTCATCAATTAAAAGAGTATGTTCTCCCTCATGTATATACTGACTAATATTATCCGCGGCATGATACCGATATGCGTCCAATTCAAGACGCTGTTTAATTTTGTCACTTATTTTCATATCTACTCCCAAGGAAATACTACCCAACGATTATCATTATAATATGTCTCACCTACAAAGTCAACTAGTTTTGTGTCCACTTTGGTCACTAACACAGCAACATCTGCATCTGGATGATTTGCTTTTACTTGTGTTAGTGTTAACCCAGAGTCACAAATATCATCTACAATTAAAACCTTTTCTCGGTTAACGATATTATTTAGACGACCTATCTCCTGAAACCCGCCATCCCGTGTTTGCCATGTGACCGATTCAAACTTTATTCCTAATCGGTGACTCAACATAATAGCAGGTACAACACCCCCTCGAGCAAGCCCTACTACAGCGGTATAACCTTTGTCTCGTACTTGAGCTTCAATTTTATCTACAATACGATTAATATTCTTCCAAGATAATTCAATTTGCGGATTACCTAAATTGTATGTAATATCATATTCATATTGCGGTTGAGGAAGATGGGGGTATTCCATAGAATATTTCATAATTAAGTTCCTATCTGATTTCCAAATACATATGCGTGATTACGAGTTGCTACCTTGTACCCTCGCCGCATTGTTTCCATTACAATATCAACAACACTTTCTTGTTGTTCTTTAGTAGCGCCTACAGGCATAATCCAAACATCGGGAAAAGATACTACATCAGAAATATCTGCAAACTCTAAACTAGTATTTTTTAATGCCTCATCAATTTCATTCCAAGATGCATCTGATCCGTTACAAACAAACTTTAGAATAGTTGTAACTCTAGAACAAGCATCTGCATAACCTACAATAACATCGGGAATAACTGCATCTTTTTCCCCTGCTGTATGAAGAAGTTTAGGACTGATTGCCCAATGCCATCTCATGTCCAACTCATAAGTGATAAGCGATAACCAATCCTTAAATGCACCAGTTATGGGCTTAGTGCCATTTGTTTCTACAGTTACAGTTTTAGGACAGTTACCCCGTTTAATAAACTCCTCAACAATTGCTTGCATATGTTTTTGCCGTAGCATAGGTTCACCACCTGTAAAACAAAGCATTGTATCAGTTGCACCAGGAGAATGTTCATCCTGTACAAATCTACCATTGGGTAGTTGTGCTTCAATCTTATCACATACTTCCTCTACAGATTCGGAAGGACATAAGTGTTTGTAGCGATTTGACCAGGAGTAAGATGAATCACACCCCTTACTAAAAACAGGAAGTTCTTCTACTGTTTTAATGAGTGACAAGTCTGCATCCTTAAAGGGAAGTTCCCATGAGGATTCATCGGCAGGGTTATCTTGACCAAAGCCATTACATTCAAGGTTACAACCAAAGAAGCGTAACCACACAGATGGCTTGCCGGCAAGTTCAGCTTCACCTTGGAAGCTATAAAAAATTTCAGAGTATTTAATATTCATAATGTAAACTATACACAAAAGTTAAAGAGATGTCAAGTACTATTCTACCAAAAGGCGATTTTTAATATGCTCCTCGGCAATGGCTTCTTTAGACTGACCAAAGTAAGCTACGGCATGGTGTTTTTCAATCATGCGTTTGTTAACATTATGGACTACCGTCATTGTACCATCATACCCTTCTGATTCCACAATAAACTCACCTAGAATACGACCAAACTTACCCTTACCATCCTTATATGTTTTAAGAGTTGCACCATTTTTAAGTTGGTCCTTAAGGAAGGCTTTGGCTTTAAGACCATATACCTTTTCTTCTTTATCACGAGTACGGCTTTCAGGTGTGTCAATACCATATAATCTGATACGCTGTTTTTTTAGCCATACACCAAAACCTAAATCAATATCCACATCTACAGTGTCGCCATCAACTACTCTCAAAATTTTACATCTGTACTCATGCATATCAATCATCCAACTCTTTCATGCCGTCTACCTTTTCTTTAGCAAGTTCTAAAGCAGCCTTATCATCAAGATATTTCGGACGGCGTTTAATTACATTTGCTTTTTGTTCAGAATGGTCTCTATCCAATGTTGCGGCTTCGTCAATCTGTTTACGCATATATTCAAGAAATTCACCTGAACCTTCATTGCCTTCTTCCGACATCATTAATGTTTGCATGTCCAAACTCTGGATGTACTTATATTTGGTATCTAGTTGTTTCTTTTCTTTTTGGATTCTACGCAGGAAAGCATAGTATGTAATCTGAGTAAAATATGCAAAAGGATTTTTAGATTTCTCTGGATCGAAATTGTCAATGTATGTAATACAATTTTCAATCCCATCTAAAATCATTTCATCGCGGAAAGTGTAATTCACAAAGTTTGCTTTGTATGCTAAGTGATTGGCAATCTTAACCATACACTCACCTAAGTAATTTGTTACTCTCGGTTTAGGTTCACCCGCCGCTTCGGCTTCAAGCCGCTTCTCTCGGTATTCTGAAATGGCTTTGAGAAATTCCTTGTTATCAATGTAATGTGCATTTTTCTTTACTTGTTTCACTTTTTGGTACTCCATATTAAAATAGTTCTTGACAATGTCCAATTAATTCGTTATACTCGCTCTGTAGCGTTTGAAGGAATAATAACTTAATTAATCTTATTATGTTTTAATGCTTCCATATATTCAAACATTGTTTCCTCATTATCCTTTATAGTATCATCTTCATTTAATTCTGTAAAGAAGTTTTCTACCATTCTTTTATACCCTGCCTCATAATCTTCTCTTAGAGGAGTTATCATTGTAATACTTTTGGTACTGATACGAAAAGCAATTTCATCTGACAAGGCAATCCAAGGTTGAAGTGAAAACTTTTCTACTATTTGTTGACCTTGAGGTACCAGGTCACTCACAACCTTAATAGGGAATAACAAATCAATAAAACCTTGAGACTCAATATCAGTTTCTTCATCAAGCAATGCAATGACTATATCACCATTATCAAATTTAATAACAGTTGGTATTTCAATTTTCATATGTAGACAACCTTACGAGTTTATATTTAAACCCTTCTTCATTATATAATTTAATTCTTTCAACCATATGATTCAAAGTATAATTTTTCTTAGACTTCCAAGTTAAGTCATCACCAACATCAAATAAATTACAAGCTGTTTTACTGTCACCCTTACGCAAGCCCCTACCTATACTTTGCAGGTTTCGTATTCTGCTTTTTGATGGTGAAGCAAACACAACATTATGTAAGTTCCTTATATTTATGCCTGTTGAGAATGTTCCATATGAGGCGACAATGATAGCGTTGTCTGCCTTTTCAGTCAATGCACGAATCTGTTCTCGCTGGTCAGTTTCAGTACCGCCGTATACAAAATATACTGGACGCCCATCATCTACTTTTCGTTTAATCATATCAAACAATACTTCACCATGTTTTTCAACATACTGGAAAAGTACTAATGTGTTACCCTTTTGTGTTACTGAAAGATTGCGGAGGATTGAATTGCGCTTAGGATGGGAGACAAGAAAGTCCATCTCCTCTTGATAGTTCATATCTTTTACGGACTTTTTATCTTCATCTGAATAATCAAGAAGTAGACAGGTTACCTTAAGGTCAGCAAGTGCCCCGTCATCCATAAGTTTCTTTGTTGTGGTTACTTTATATACAGGTCCAAAGCACCCCTCCAAAACAAGTTTGTGAGTCTTTGTTCCATCCAAGGTACCTGTAGTACCAAAACGATAAGGCGCATTAACACACTTATTTAGAATTGAAGTAAGTGACTTTGCCTTAAATAAATGCGCCTCATCTCCATACACCACATCAAACTTGTCAAACCATTTTTTAGGAAACTTGTAAATTGATTGCCATGTCGATATAGTGATAGGGAAATCGTTTGACTTTTCCTTACCACCATAAATGCGATGACAATTTTCTGATGCTTTCCAAGAATCTCTAGATGCATAGTCGGCAAAATCACCATACATCTGTTCAACCAATGATGTGGTTGGTACTATAAGTAGCTGTTTTTTTCCTAAGTGTTGATAATAACGAACCAGGGAATAAATAATGAGAGACTTGCCTGAAGCAGTGGGACTAAGAAGTAGACTCCTGCCATTATTAATTCCTTGTGTGATTGCTTCAATTTGATACTCTCTGGCGTCAATAGGTTTTTCATTAGAGGTTAGTTTTAACTCCTGCGTAAAGTTTGTTATGTATGGGATAGACACAGGGTGTCCTATGTCCGAGATATTTATAACAATTTTATACTCTAACTGTTCAGCAAACTCTTTTAAATACGACAAAAGTCCTACAGGCAATTCCTTTGCGTAAATATTAAATAGCCTAGCTTTACCATCCCACATGCGAGACTTATAGGCAGGCATAAATTTTGCACCGGGTACTTCAAAGGTGAAGAAGTCATTGATCTCTTGTGCGATACTAATCTCACAATCAACAATTAAATTTACTTCATCTTTTTTAGTAACCGTTATCATTACATTAGCCCGTTAGTAAACTTTGTCCATTCGATGGAGTTTTTAATATCCCATGTACGGCTGTTTAAGTATCGCATAACCCGCTCTAAGAAATCTGCAATAGTGCGAATGTATTCTACTTTGTTTGTTTGCTCAATGATGTCATCGTCTGAATCTAATGTATCATTCATATCCTGCTTTAACATTTTAGGACCTAACCATTGCTCCCAGCCTAAAGCATCTAACTCTTGCTTAGAGAGTTCTCCGCGGAAATATTGAACCTTGATGCGCCGTAATTTTAGTAGGGATGCTTCTGACTTGCGAAGTTGCAATCGCACATTACTCATGTGCGTAAGATATTTGGAATGTAGTTCGGGTATCTTAGTACTCTCACTACCCAGATTAAGCTCGTCAATCTTGCAATCGACTGCCCACATGTCCTGTAATTCTTTCAATGTAATCATACTATACTCATATCAAGGTGTTTATTTATACATACTATAGCAACAAACGGTACAAAAGTCAAGAACTATGTGACCGTTTTGTAATTTTTTAAATCCCATCCCAAATGTTCTTCTAGGTTTTCTATTTCATCTTTAAAGAAAGGTAATAATGTTTTCTTTGTCTCTATATCTATGTCCAATTTAGATGGTGCCACCATAGCACGAACCGGTATTAAATTCTCATTATCCACCCCTAACCATTTTTGTATCATATTATAGCTTTGATCTAATTTCTCTGTCTGAACACATAGTACATCATACCGGTCCTCTAGTTGTTTAATCCTATCATAACATAGTGATTTTTCCATATACCAATTAAACATATTAGATTCTGTAATAGTTGTATATTTATCCACTCCTCCTAGATAAAACATATTGTGATGTGATAACGCTCTTTCTATTGGGTTCCTTATAAGGACTATAATTTTTAAGTCGTCTGCATAATTATAGATACGATCTAAAAATATATCTCGATACATATAGTTTGGAGTGGTTTCACCTACAATCAATTCATTGGTATGCTGTTTAAAGTGACTTTCATACCAATCAAATCCCTTATCATAATTGAAGTCAAAGAAGTGTATCTCTTTTTCTTTAGCCATAAAAATTTGAGAGTGTTGATTTAAGGTCTCATTAAGTGATGTTGAGCCAGCTTTCACATTACCTACACATAATAAATTTGGTTTCATTAGGTTACCGTTTCGATATTAAATAACCGGTACCTAAATGCCGCTACACCCACAAAGTAGTTTTGGTCACCGCTACTAATATCAAAATCTAATCCTTCCAGGCTGATGGGAAACACATCTTTAAATGTAAACTTTACATTTGGATTATTGTTTGAGTCCAACACAAATAGTGTAGCA